CCTCGTCAGCGGGACCGAAATCCGTCACAGCCGATGGGATCAACACAATTCGGAAAGCCGGGAAGTTAGATCGTCCCGCTTTTGAGTTCGCAGAAACAAAAGCCTCTGCCATCTTGCCGAGCTGAGATCCAGAACCCGCGATACCGTCGACCTCTGCCTTTGCTGCAACCGGGTCGCCAACATTGACAACCTCGTAGGACTGGTACGAAACACCAGTTCCACCAGTCGCAGCTCTGTGACCCAGTAGGGTTGTTACTTTTCTGCCAGTCGCAATCGGTTGAGCACCAAAGGTAATCTCAATCGGAACGCTGGGAGTCATTCTGTCGCTAATGCTAGTTAAAGCCATTTTTTCCTCCCCTATGGGTTAGTTACATCAATTCTATCTTCTAAAGTTATCCAAACAAAATTCTCGTCGTCAATTCCCTGATAACCCTTGCCGTCGGCCAATAATCCTGCGATTTGCGTGAGGTCATCGAGTGTCTTGGCAAAAGGATTTGATTTCGTTCTTCCCTGATATTCAAGTGTTCTGTACCACGCACGCAAGTCAATTCTATACTGTACTTCGAGGATTGTAACAGGAACCAATTCAGATTCAACTATCCCCTCGACGTTGGGCGACCAACTTAAGGTCTTGCCGTACTCGTTTAGACCCGCAACCTTCGCCGGTCTTTGGATATGATACAACTCGTCGAGCATATCGGCGCACAACTGGCTTGCAAAGAAGTTCTCAAGAGCGCCCTTAAACGCCTTCGCCACTCCGGTCAAATCGCTCCGACGGAAGTTTGGAGGCCAGAAGATTTGAAATGAGACGTTCCCGATCAGGAAACCGTTCTCTGCTGACTTCGCCTCGGTCTGGGATTCAAAGATGTTGATCGCGGGTAGCGGTCGGATAGACCAGTCAAACCGTTGATAATCGGCCCATCGCTGTTGGTCCGAGTTCTTCTTTCCGGCAGTATCCTTTTTGTAGGGTCCGAAAATCTGGACCATGCCTGGGATAGACGACAACTGAAGTAATGTCTTTTGGACCAACTCCTCGCCCGGACCGGTTAAAAATAATTCGTCGATAACAGCCTGATTTAGATTCTTCATCGTTCACCCTTGAGGTACTTGACGAGAACTTCCATGGCCTTGATCGCTATATAAGAGTTGAGCCTAGACTTCCACTCCTCGCGGATGACTAGGAACTCACGTTTTGGAATCGGAATGTCGTGAGCCGGGATCTTGATTCCCATGCCGAAACCGTTCTTAGTTCCCGGATGCTTGACGGTCCCGCCGCTGTTATGGATCCCAGCGTAGACCAAATTGGTACCCCAGACGAGTGTTGTCCCCTCGTTTTTCTGGATGTTGCCTTGGGCACCCGGAGTAGTGACGGACTTTTTTAATAGCCCGGTCCTTTGGAGTATCATTCGAGCCTTAACATTCCCGCTCTTTTTACGAACGATGTTTTTACCGGCGTCGAGACCCTTTTTCATTGATTTGGCAACGCTAGAACGGATGGTTTGAGGCTTTAAAGGCTTCCAACCAGGACCTTCCTTGGCGAAGTTATCGGCAATCGCCTGAGCAACCAACGCGACAACACCCTTGGTCTGAGTGATTTTCGTTAGCTCCTCGCGCAACTGTCTAGAGTCGAATCTCTTTATTAGTTCTTTGAGACCGTTCAAATCCATGGAAAAGGAGTCAGCCACTAGAGCCCTCCGGTTCCGTTAGGAATTCTTCTGCTAATGTATGATTTTGACGGGTCGTTAATTTGTTCGATAGCGTATGAGGCCGAATCCCCTTCGCTTCCGTCAGTATTTATGATTCGACCCTTGAATCCGTCGTCGGCCATACGGTTAGAAATAGCTAACTGTAGGTCGTCTAGGGGGGGAGTAAATCGAAATCTGTTTCTCTCAGCGCCTTCTTGATCGCGCCCTAAGAGTTTGGCAATGTTCGCATGATACATTTTTGCCATCTCAGCCGAGTAATCGTCGCCATTGATATGAGACCCTCGACCAAAATCTGTGTTTAGAACTATGATGACGGCCTTGAAATCAACAACCATGCGAATTGAACGCTTTGTATGATCGGGTAGACCGACGAAATTGTTCTTCTTGATCGACTTAAACGGGATGACGTAGCGTCCGCGGAGGTCTTGCTCAACCTCCGTTTCAGCATCTTGAATAATCTGATTTAACAAATCGTCCGGCAGTTCACCGTCCACGGGTTGAGCGCCAGCCTGAAATTGGACCTTGTTGGTCAATCTCAACTTAACGGACTCGAGGGTGGTGTACTGGATTGGCATTACTCAGCCTTTTCTTCTTGTTTTGCGGCCTTTGCTTTAACTGCTGGGGCCTTTTCGACCGACTTTTTCTCGGGCTTAGAAGCTACTGACTCGTCGAGCGGGGTGTGAACGATGTTTTTGAGACCCATCTCGTCCATATCCTTTTGAGTCAGTTTTGAAATGTCTACCGGCAGAGCCTCGAGCTTTTGAATCTTATCGAGTTCCATTGCTTTATGGATAACCTCAACCTCGTGTCCGTTGTGGGCCTCTGAAGGCTTACAAAGAACTGCGGCCTCTTCTGGTGATACCTCAATGATTTCTCCGGGCGTCCAGGTACCGACATATCTTAGGATCTTAACTTTGACTTTTTTAGCGTCACTCATGTGGCGTTCCTTTCAAGAAAGCAGGGCCCCAAAGATTTCTCCGTGAGGCCCGGTGGTTTTTTAGATTACGTTTGCAGTCAATACGTCGAATCCACGCTTCAAACGAGGGCCGCCGTAGAAGCCTCCGATAACGTCGATGTACGGATTGCCTGGACGATCTTCGATATGCTCATCAACCAAGATGAACTTACCTGGAGCAGGGTTATCAACTGAGCCATTTGCAAGGCTCAAGCTCATAACGATGTCACCGATCTTGTTGTTGTCCGGGAGTTTGCACTCGAAAAAGATCTTGCCGTCTGGGATGAAGTAAATCGCGTCCCCTACAGTAATCAATCCCGAAGTCGCATTCACGGTCTCGGTCTGGTACCAACCCTTATAAATCTCGATGTCAGGCATACCTGGGACCAAGAATCCCATGACTGCATTGATGTCGTGCAATTTATAAGTCTCAGCAGCAAAACGATTCTGGATCAGCGATTGAACGCCTGTGTTGTCCAAAACCATTCGAGCCGTGTTCGGATTCATAACGATCTTAGAGATCTTGTACTTTCGGAATGGAGCGTAACCGCCCATGATCCAATAGCGCATGTCCTGAACAGGTGTCGCCAAATTGTTCACCGTAGTGAAAACGCCCAAAGAGCTGTTTCCCCATGGTTGTGTTGGCGATACGTTGTTCGGTGCTGGTTTGCCGAAATCAACAGTCTTGCCGTCATAGACGTAGGTACCATTGAAGATGGCTTGCCATCGCAACAGCTCCATACGAGATTCGATTCGGTTGTTCAAAACCAAAGCGTTCTCGTTAAGGTGCTGACGGATCCCGCGTTTGCTCTGGTCGTTCATTCCCAATTCACGCAGACGGAGGATTTCTCCCTCGTTAAATCGGATGAACTCTTTGTACGCGCCAGGCGCATATTGTTGAGTTCTGAACTGACGACGAGGCGCTGACTGAGGATCTGTTCCAAGGGTGTGTTCCTTGATAAGACCGCCGCGAGCCTCGAGCACGTCAACGAAAACCGTTGTTGATGGGACTTCAACTGAAGGCATGTATTTCGCCCCCAGGAACTCCGTTGGATCGACTTCAATTTCTCGGATCACTTCTTGGAGGACCCGTGTGTGTTCTCCAGCAAATACTTTACTCATTCATTCCCCCTTAGAAGCTCACCAGGTTAACGCCATGCTCAACCGATTCTTTGGCAACCAAAGTCGATTTTGCGGTAGCATCGTACCCAATTAGCAAGTCTTGATAAACAACCCCAGCCTTGATGATAGAACACTCCGAACCGTTTCCGGCATCGTCGCTCACTACCAACTCAGACAAAACGCCGACAGCCACTTGTGACCCATCTGTGTTTCCTGAAGCATAAGGTTTGAAAAAACCTGCATCGGCTCCTGATGAAGCATACCCTACAACTAAGCCAGCGTTGTAAGTTACGGTGAGGCCAGCACCAGCTTTAACCATTCGGCCAC